GTACGGTCAGAAACTAAGTGGTTTTCCTGTAGTCATCATAGATGACGAGTATATTGGTGGACTCATTGACGTTGCCAAACTATTTCTTAAGAAAGGATTAGTGACATCTAGTAAAGGTTAATGACAGAAATTAAAATAAATAAAGGTATAGAACTCATGTTAAGGAGGGCGAAACCGAAGTCCATTGAACCTACCCGTAAAGGGTTACTTATAAACAAAGTGTTTATCCTCCTAAAACGAAAAGTCTACTTCAACTTTGAACTTAGGTGGGAACAGGAAAAAATTAGTTCGGAGTTGAACAATGACTGAAACAATGATGATCTTTATGTCAGTAACCACATCCTTTATCTTCCTAGCAATAGGTGTATTAGCAGGATGGACAGCAAACGAGGTTAAACATGATCAACTTTATGCAAAGGAGATTGAAGAACAAAATGCTATGCATCCAGAGATGTATGATCAAAATGGATATGTTTTAAATGAAGAACTATTATCTGTTAGGTTCACTGATCCTGAGGATTTGGAAGACTAATAAATATTAATACGGAACAATAATAATTATGCAATTGTTACTAAATGAAGTGCTACAAAAAGTAAGCAACGCAAAAACTAAAGCACAGAAAATAAAATTACTGCAGGAATATAATACTCCTGCGTTGAGGTCTGTCTTGATCGCTAACTTTGATGAGAGTGTAATCTCTATGCTCCCTGATGGTGAAGTTCCTTACAAACCAAACGATGCACCAGAAGAAACTGAACACACGAGACTTGTACAAGAGTATCGTAAACTATATCTTTTCTTCAAGGGTGGTGCGAGTGTCTCACAGACTAGAAGAGAAACTCTATTCATACAATTACTAGAGGGTCTTCATAAAGGAGAAGCAGAAGTGCTGACTCTTATGAAAGATAAAAAAATTGGTAAGCGTTGGAAGATAACCAAGGCATGTGTGGAAGAAGCATTCCCTTCAATCGAGTGGGGTAATAGAAGCTAATGAATATGGTAAACATTCTTAAGGAAAACTGTGATCCTAGTAAAGATAATAATGAACAGTTACCATACAATGCATACCTTATACAATACAAGGTAGGTGACAAAGAGGAGATGAGATGGGATCTAGCAATGGGTCACAAACAATCTGAAATCTTTGACCATTACTATGATAAGTATAAGAATGTTAAAGCATTGGTTCAATCAAAGGGTATAGTAAACCCTAAACTATGGAGAGATCCAAGTAAAAAAGAAGCACCAAAGAAAAAGAAAAAATGATTGCAGAATCAGAGAAGTCATATCCAACAGGTATGTGGGTTATATTTTACAGAAGGTTAGATGAACCTACTGTATGGAAGACCATGCGATATCAAAGAGAGGATGGAGTTCTCGTATCTACAAAAGTTTATGATGATGTATTTAAGTTTCGCAGATACAGAGAAGCATTTGCTTTTGCAAGAGAATTAATCTTTACAGACCCACCAGTTTATGACGCTACAGTGAAGAGGATCTGTAAAGCAGGAGGAACAGATTTTTATTTGTCAGGAAATTAAGATATAATTAAGATGCCATTGTGTAGTGGTTAATACTAATTGACAATTCTAAATAGTTATGTTAGTATTCTAACACGTTCATCCAAATGCATAGTCTAGCACTACTAGTACTTCTATTTGCTGAACATGATTCTACTCATTGGGAGATGTCATGTGACGAATGGAACCAAGCAAGGATTGAGATACTCAGCGATGAGAATCACATCCAAGATGCTAAGGAGTATCTTATTGATTACTTCTACACCAAAGTACCAGAAGAAAACTGCGAACCATGGTCTATTGGACGCAAGTAAGCCAACTCGGAACGGATCGTTCATCTCTCTAGGGAGACGCAAAAGTCTGACTGAAGGAACGGGAACACGGATCCCTCGCAAGAGGTAAAGGTGCAAAGTCCACTAACTTTAGGAGAAACCAAATGGCACAAGTCACATACAGAGGTGTTTCATATGACACCGAAGAGTACAACAATAAGGTACTCGCAGAGGCAGTAAAACGTCAAAGACATGAGTTAATGTATAGAGGCGTTAAGGTACAGCGTAAGATGGTAGGAGCTTAGAACAATGGTAGAAACACTACAGGTTGTAGGCATCATATCTTTTAGTTGTATTGCCTTTCTCGCTATGATTTATGGTGAGGTAAAACTCGTACAACTACAGAGGTAGTAAAATGCTAAGGATCAAGGTTGACTGGGCAAGACCCATTCTTCCAGAGTTTGATCCTGTCAAGCACGATCCCGAAAGAACGTTTGCATTCTTGACCTATCGTGGTGTTAATTACGCTAAATGGGTTTATTTAAAAGTCCACTTTAACGCTATCAAAAACTGGAAGATCACATCTTAAAACAAACAATGCCTATGAGTATAAACTCGTAGGCATTTATTTTTATTTCAAATTTTCTTAATTATGTTAGGGTAAAAATAAATAATGGTAGAATTCAGAGGTAACAGAGATGAATTAAACCTCCTCTCGTTATGAGGTAAATTTCTGGAGGAAAATGCATAATCTAACATCGCACAATCAGTTAGATGGTTGGCAGCATAATCATTACAAGTCTCACGATGACAGATTGGATGATTACTACGAGTGTCTAATAGAATGTGATACACAACAAAACGAATGCAAACGAATATGTAGAGAGATTCTCTACTAATAATTACAAGAGGGGTAGACACCCCTCTTTTTTTGTGTTATTATACCTATACTACTCACATAAATATGGATAGAGGGAAGTTAAAAAACATCGTTAAGAGTTTACAATCTTTACTAGATGTGTTAGAATCTGAAGTATACTCTGATGTAGATGCATATCGCACCAACGGAAACAATCACGCTTACACACAAGGGAGAGATGATGACGATGGATACCCAGATTAATTATACAGATGAAATGATGCTCCAAAGAAGAGAGTGTCTACTATCATTAAAAGAGTTTGGAATTGGAAAAGATCTCTATGAATTTTGTACTGACTGGGTAATAAATCATGACTCAACCACAGGAATTAAAGAAGCATTCAAAGAGTATGAGACTCAAAGACCAAATCAAATTAATCAAATCAGCACTTAAACAAGATCAGTTGTATTCTGATGTAGAAATACACTACATGAAGAAGACACTTAACAATGCAAAGCATGAACTTAAACTTAAAAAACTAAGGAGAAAAAAAGGATTCAATAATGAACTCAGTGAAATTAGTAACAGTAACTCCAGAAGCAGAGAAGACGATGGGTTACGTGGCACGAGTGAGCAACCCGAACAACCAAGAAAATCCTAAGGTTGCAGGACTCCTTAAATATTGTATTAATCATCAACACTGGTCTGTTTTTGAACAAGCTCATATGACACTAGAGATTGAAACTACTAGAGGTATTGCTGCTCAAGTTTTAAGACACAGATCATTTACTTTTCAAGAGTTTTCTCAAAGGTATGCTGACAGTTCTATGTTAGCAAGTACCATTCCTATGTTTGATTTACGTCGTCAAGATGATAAGAACAGACAGAATAGTATTGATGATGTTGATGAATTTAAAAAACAAGAAATTGAGATCGCTGTTAATCGTTACTTTGCTGAAGGAATGGATTTGTATCAACAAATGTTGAGACTTGGAATTGCAAAAGAGTGTGCTCGTTTTGTTCTTCCTTTAGCAACACCAACCAAAATTTATATGACAGGATCTGTAAGATCGTGGATCCACTATATAGATCTACGCAGTGCCCATGGCACTCAAAAAGAACACATGGACATCGCTAACGATGCGAAGCGTGTATTCTGTGAACAATTTCCTATTTGTGCTGAAGCACTGGAGTGGAACTAATGCCAACATACCCCGTAAAAAATTTAAAGACTGAAGAGAAGAAAGAACTCTTCATGACCATGGATGAGTACGAACAATGGAGAAAGGACAATCCTGATTGGGATAAAGACTGGTCTCAGGGTTGTGCTTCTGCTGGTGAGGTGGGAGAGTGGAGAGATAAGATGGCAACCACACATCCTGGTTGGGCAGACATCATGAAGAACAAGATTGTTCCTCAAGCAAAGATGAAAAATAACAAAACTATCACTGAGAAATACAGATACTAATATGCCAGTAAAAAAGAAAACTAAAGCACCTGGTCAGGGTATGACTGCGAAACAAATGAAGCGTCGTAAACCCATTAGTCAAGACTACATGCTTCCCATTGAACCTCTTACCGATAATCAAAAGGTAATGTTTGATGCATGGGATGAAGGTAAGATGATCTATGCCTATGGTGTTGCAGGTACAGGTAAAACTTTTGTTGCTTTGTACAAAGCACTAAAGGAAGTATTAGATGATTACTCACCATACGAGAAGATCTATATTGTTAGATCACTAGTCGCAACTAGAGAGATTGGTTTCCTACCTGGCGACCATGAAGATAAGTCTTCTCTTTATCAGATACCATATAAAAACATGGTGCAAGCTATGTTTGAGATGCCTGATGACAATTCGTATGAAATGTTGTATGATAATCTTAAGGCACAAGAAACTATCTCGTTCTGGTCTACCAGTTTTATTCGTGGAACTACATTAGATAATTCTATTGTTATAATTGATGAGTGTCAGAACTTAAACTTCCATGAGTTAGATAGTATCAT